CAGCTCGCCGATCACTATAAGGCACAAGTGGAAAGGTTCCTTTTGGACAAACCTGCCATCAATGAGCGAAGAGATAAAGCAAAAGCATATAACCGAGCTGAGAGACGCAAGGCGGAGGCTACTGCTGGCTGACCATACAACACAATACACTGCACGCATGCGACGAGTCAACGAGAAACTGTACGCGCTGACGGGCAACATTATCTATGCATATGCCGACGATACCGCGTAAGCAGACGCCCGACCCACGCAAGAAGAAGCAGACACGCGACAGGCCACAGGATAAGCGCTATTGGTCAGGGGCATGGCGTCGCGCGCGGCTGGCTTACATCAAGAAGCACCCGACGTGCGTAGTGTGCGACAGGCTGGCCAAGGTGGTGGACCACATCCAACCCGTCAGGCTGGGCGGTGAGTTTTGGGACAGCAGCAACTGGCAGAGCATGTGCGAGTCGTGCCACAATGCTAAGTCAGGCCGCGAAGCGCACGAGGGATAGGGGTATGCAAAAACCATAGGCAAAAGCTGCAGCATCGCCGTAGTAACCGTGGTCAAGTGTTTGATTTTTTTTGTCGCGATTTGACAAGTAGATTTGACACATGAACGATTTGACACCAAAGCAACAGGTAGCATACGCCCGCATCAAGGACGCGCTGCGCAGTGCTCGGCACATTGGCGCACTCGACGAAGACCTGCTGAAGATGGCGGCATGCTTGACCGTGGAGGTGAGCGAACTGCAGGCCATCATTGACGAGAAAGGTTACACCTATGAAACGGTGAACCGTGCAGGCGACACCATGACCAAGCACAGGCCTGAGCACCAAATGCTAGTGGAGTCGCGATCCAAGTACCTTGTGGTGCTGAAAGAGTTGGGCATGACGCCCGCAGCTCGCAAGCGCATCGAGGTTGACGTAGAGATTGACGACGAACTGGAGCAGCTGCTGACGTTCAAAGATGCTTGAAGGTGAAGGCCACCAGTATGCGCTCGACGTGGTGCATGGCAAGCTGGTCGCCAGCAAGTACACGCGCAAAGCGTGCGAGCGCTATCTGACCGACCTCGACACCGCCGAGGAGCGCGGCCTCGAGTTCAGGCCAAAAACAGCACAGGCGTACATCACCTTTTTTCAGCGAGCCATCAGGCACACGGTAGGCGAATGGGACGGCAAGCCGTTTGACCCACTACCGTGGCAAAAGTTTATCTTGTGGAATCTTTACGGCTGGTTCCGAGAGGACGGCACAAGACGATTTAATTATGCTTATATCACGGTTGCTCGCAAGAATGGTAAGACGACTCTCATGGCGGGTGCTGCGCTCGCAGCTCTATTCTTTGATCAAGAGAAAGCTGCTGAAGTATATTTTGCAGCAACTAAAAAAGACCAAGCTAAAATCGGATTCGACGAAGCGCAGCGCATGGTTACGATTTCGCCGCCGCTCCGCAAGCACCTCAAAGCAGGCAAGCACGACATCAAAGCGCCGACGCTCTCGGCGCGCTGCACGTATCTCAGCTCGGAACGCGACACGCTCGACGGACTAAACGTCCACTTTGCAGGCATCGACGAATACCACGCACACACTACCGACGGCGTGGCCAACGTCTTGCGGTCAGGTATGCAGGCGCGTCGCAATCCTTTGCACCTTACGATCACGACGGCTGGGTTCAATCGCGAGTCACCTTGCTACGAGCTGCAGAAAACGTGCAAGGAAATACTGGACGGCATCAAGCACGATGATGCGCAGTTTGCTATCATTTACGAACTCGACGACGATGACGACTGGACCGACTCCAGCACATGGATCAAGGCTAACCCGTCGCTCGGTACGGCGTTGCGTGGCCAGCTGCTGGACAGCCAACTGCAGCAAGCCATCAACCTCGGCGGCTCGCGCGAGGTAGAGTTTAAGACCAAGCACCTGAACAAATGGGTGACGGCTTCAAAGACGTGGATACAGGATGAGGTTTGGATGCGCAACAAGCGCGAGGCTAATCTCGACGGCCTGAAATGCTGGGGCGGCCTTGACCTTGCAAGCGTCAGCGATATGACGGCCCTGGTGATGTGTTACCCTGAAGACGGCGGCTATCACGTTCGTGGCCACTACTTTCTGCCAAGCGACACGGTGCACCAAGTGCTGGACCGCGACCCGTCGCACATTTACCGTACTTTTCTTGAGCTGCCGAATGTACACCTGACCGATGGCAACGTGACCGACTACGCCAGCATACGCCGAAAGGTGAGCGGCGTGATGAACAAACCCGAGGGGCAAGTGGTAGAAGAGTCGAGCCTGATGCACACGTACAACGTGCAAAAGATTGCGTTCGACAGATACAACAGCACGCAGATTGCCATCGACCTCGTTGACGACGGCGTGCCGCTGGTCCCGTTTGGTCAAGGCTTTGTTTCTATGAGTTCACCCACTAAGCAGCTTGAGGTGCTAGTACGGACGGGCAAGCTATGGCACGACGGCGACCCCGTGCTGCGGTGGGCGCTCGGCAACGTCGAACTCAAGATGGACCCAGCTGGCAACATTAAAGCAGACAAACAAAAGAGCGGCGGAAAGATTGACCCGATCGTTGCAATGATTATGGGCATCGGCGAACACATGAAAAGCCCAGCAGAAGACGAGGGCTATTTTGAGATTATCAACCTTTCGTAACTTGCGCGCAATGGCTAACTGGTTCCAAAAAATTTTTAAGCGTGACGGCTACCAAGTAGCGTACACAGGTCACCACAGTTTTGCATCGCACTTGCGCGGTATCAGCACGCGGGCAGGTGCTTTTGTAGACACCGAGTCAGCCATGGGACTGTCCACAGTTTACGCTTGCGTCCAGCGCATCAGCAGCACGATCGCGCAGCTGCATCTTGACGTCATGCGCCGCACCGAGAACGGAGTGCAGGTAAGCGTCGGTCACACCATTCAGGACCTCATCAGCATAGAGGCAGAGGAGGGCTATACTGCTTACGACTTTTGGCAGACCTACGTGGCCAATATATTGATTTATGGCAAGGCGTATGCCATCATCAAGCGCCTGCCTAATGGCGACCCTTACGAGCTTTGCATCGTCAACCCCAAGTCGGTCAAAGAGAAGGTGGTTGACGGTGAGGTCATGTACGAGGTGAAGGACCGTGGCGTGTACATGCACGCTGACATGTTGCGCGTCTGCAACCTGTACGGACAAAGCCCGATTGAATTGCACCGCGAGATGCTCGGGTTGGCCAAGGCAGCGCAGGACTTTGCTGCTGAGTTCTTTGGTAGCTCAGGCAACATGACGGGCATATTGTCCAGCAACGAGCCACTCAAGAAAGAGCAGATAGACATCATTAAGGACAGCTGGAACAATAGCGGCGACCAGCTCGGCACCAAGCTGCTGCCGTTCGGATTCCGATACGACCGCATTGCGGTTGATCCTGAGAACGCGAGCCTGACCGAGCAGCGCGACTTTTTGAATCAGGAGATTTGCCGAATCTTTGGTGTGCCGCCGAGCCTTGTGGGTGTGCAGTCGAATGTCACGTACAGCAACACGGAGCAGCAGGCTATCCAGTTTGCCAAGTACACCATCGTTCCATGGACTCGACAGATAGAGCAGGAGATGAACTGCAAGCTCATTGCACCTGACGAGCGCCTCACACACTTTACACGCTTCGACCTTGCAGACCTTTTGCGAGGCGACAGCGTAAGCCGCGCCCAGTATTACGACACGCTGGTGAAGGCTGGTATTATGAGCATTAACGAAGCACGACGCACGGAGGACATGAACGGCGTAGCAGGTGGCGACGCTCACATGGTCCAAGTCAATCAGATCGCGCTCGACAAGCTCGACGAGTACAGCACTAAACTCAGCAGCGGTGTCTAAGGATTATCCACAAGCTGCAGTTAATAACGCCAAGCGTGCACTCAAGTACGCCGAGGAAAACGGCTGGGGCAGCTGTGGCACGCCAGTCGGTAGGCGCAGGGCATCGCAGATTGCGAGCCGCTCAGAGCTGTCGGACGACGTCATCAAGCGTGTCTATAGTTTCCTGAGCCGCCACGCACAGAACGCTGACGTACCATATGACGAAGGCTGTGGCGGTTTGATGTATGACGCTTGGGGCGGCAAGTCGATGCTGCCATGGGCCAAGAAGAAAGTCGAGGAGATGACCGAACGCCAGCAGCGCAACCGTGCTGAGGCGCTGAAGAACAAAGTCGAGGAGCACAACAAAGAGGTGGACGCTACACACAAGAAG